TCCTATCCTGATGGGGGTCTGTGGATCGCTGCTGCATCTAACAGTGACACTTGGGTACGCGGCACTGTAATCATCGACTGGTCTTCCTCCAGCACCTGCACTTGTTTCAAAGGGTAGGCAGGAACCCCGCACCTGTAACGCTGGTCGAGCGGTCGGTTGATTGGTGCCTATCCCTATGGGGGTCACGGGTCACATCGGTGCCGACGGGTCAATTATAAGCATGACAAGTTAGACACTGCAACAAGTATTACTAATTAATTAATGGGTATCTGAGACATGTAGTCAGAGGGTACAGGTCAGGGATGTGGGGCAGGGATAGGTGGAAGTTTTTTTTGCTATAGAAGGCAACGTGCGCGAGTAGCACGGCAAATAAATTGCTGTCAATAGTTGACAAGTGGGGAAACAGGGCAAATCAGGTGTAAGGCGTTGAAAGTAAAGAAGAAAATAAATCTACTGTACGTTTATCCAGTACGTAACCTATTGATTTTAAAGGGAAAACACCGTGGTGAGCTTTTAACGACCTACCCCTTATGATGGCCTATCTACGGCTAAAATGGCTCAGAACGCCATACAGAGCCTCTGAGCGGCAAGTGGCAAATGTCAAGTATTATTTGATTGACCCCTTATGTATGGGGTATAAGGGTTCCAAAATAGAACTCACTCAGGAGCAGTGCATAACATGTCAGAAGGTAAACAGAAGTCAGGCGGCGATAGAAAGTCAGGGGTGCTAACGTCCAAACAGCTCCACTTTGCACGGTGTGTAGCCAGTGGGATGTCTCAAGCGGCAGCCTATCGTGAATCGTATAACGTGCGGGAAGGTAGCAAGGCGAGCAGTCATCAGGTGAGTGCATCAAAGCTTATGAGCAACCCAATGATCAAGCAGAGGGTGGAGGCGATTATCAGGCAAAAAGAGGCGGGGATAGCAGCTTCAGCGCTCTCGGACAGGGAGCGTGTCCTGAACAAGTTACGCCATATGCTGGACAATGCAGAGCCAAACGACGGCCAAAAACTACGTGCAGCAGAGCTACTGGGCAAGTCTGTCGGCCTGTTTAAAGACGTGGTCGAGACTACCGATACACGCTCAAGCGATGACCTGATATCAGACCTAGAGGTGCTGCTGGATAGTGTCACAGATACTGCCAATACCGATTCCGACACTGTTTGTGCCATAATCCCAGAAGATGACAGTACCATGCACTGACCCCCGTACCCCCCCTGTGGCTGGCACGTACCCGCTATCTGTATACATAGTGTTACGCTCAAATAATTAGCAATTTTTCCCACTTTGTCACTATGTCATACGTGTCATCTCGGGGGTTTTTTTGGCCGCTTATGTCAAATGGAGTGCCATACAGGAATATTTTTCAAAAAATAGCACTTTATTTGTGATATTTTCACACTCTCTTGCAACCTATTGATTCCGAAGGAATTATTTTGCATGTATTACGTGTATAAATGTTGCATTGTTTTTGTCAAGGGGGTATGATCTCTATAATCCAAGGGATTTTTCCCTTTCTGTTCTATATCTAATAAGTCTCTATACCTAATTAGTGTTTATATCTATTCATATGATTTAAGGCCTCCTTGGGTGGAGGCCTAATTGATATCAAATTGATTCAGGTAGTATGTATTCAAAGGATGTTCTGCGCGGTTATTAAGAAGTGGTGGCAGACCTCGCCTTTTTTTTAGGCTCATCCGCTGTCAACGCGCACTTAATGTCAAAGGGAATAAATTGTTATGGCCTACAACATGCCCAAGGAACTTAATCAGTTTTTACGTTCCCAAGAGTTGCAGCGAGCCGCGCCCGGACGTATTACCGAAGAGGCCTATAACGCTGGTGTCGATCCAAACATAGACACGACTAGGGATTATTATCCCATCAAGCCTGTAAACGATCAGCCTGTAAACGATCAAGCTGTCATGCCGCAGCCTAGCGTTCCCATGCCACCGCCATATCAAGAGCCACAAACCGCTGATAATTCCCCTTACGGGGTGTATCAGAGCGGCAAAGGTCGAGGTCAGCAGAATAATCCGAATCAAGCACCACAACCCTATAATCCTTATGCAGGCACAGGCGGCCCCCGACCTATTATGGCACCGCCTAACAATTCCTACTTCGGAGGTCAGGGGGACGTGTTTGGCAGGCCCGACTACATGTACGGCAACCCACAGCGTTCTCCCTATGCGCCTCAACAGCCCTACATGCCCCAGCAGCAGCCTATGAAAGGCGGCAACCCTTATCAAAGACCTCAACAGCAGCCTATGAAAGGTGGTGCTCGACCTAACTTTCAGATGGGCGGCGGCTTCAATCCTTACGTGGGCGGCGGCTACCAGCCCCAACCACAGAAAGGTGGTAGCCCCTATCGCAATCAAGCTTTTGGCGGTAACTTCGGGAACGACATGATGTACCCCGGTGCCTCTCGTTATGGTATTGGCAGCGGCCCAGTTAATCCCATGAGAGCCATGACTGATCCTAGGTATCGCTTCCAAAACCCTACTAATCCCAATAGACCTGAGTATATCTTCCAAGAACCTGTTCAACCTATGCCGCCGCTGACGGGCGGTGTCACTCCACTGCCAGCAGAACTGCCAGCAGAACTGCCAGCAGACTTTGATGCATCTTCTCAGGGCGTAATCGGCCCCGGCCAAGACTCTGGACTGGATGCAACACGATCAGGTGTGGATTTTACAACAGGCTCGGTAATCAACAACATGATGCCAACTTCGTCAGTGCCGACGGGCGGCCCCAATATTGACCAAACGCAAAACTATCTGTCGAACGACAATGTCAGCCCCAACAAAGGTGGTGGCTCACAACGCTATGACCCTTATCAGGGTACAGGCTACAATCCCAATAGCGGGAAGGGCGGGAGCAGCTACTAATGCCCCGCAACTACCGCAAAGAGTACGACAATTACCAAGGCACCGAAAAACAGAAGAAAAATCGGGCTAAACGCAACGCAGCACGACGCGAAATGGAAAAGTCTGGTAAAGTAAAGAAAGGCGACGGTAAAGATGTAGCCCACAAAAAGCCCCTCGCTAAGGGCGGTAGCAACAAAAAATCGAACCTAACGGTTAGTAGTAAGAGCAAAAACCGCTCTTTTAAGCGCACAAGCAAGGCAAAAATGGCCTAAGACATGTCCGATATTATCACCCCTAAGCTGGCTAAACAGCTCAAGGGAGCAACGCCAGAGGTCAAACTCAGGGCGGCAGAGCTTCTCAATCAGATTGAGCAAGCCAAAAAGGTTGAAACCGCACAGAACACCTTCATGGGTTTTGTGGATTACATGTGGCCTGCCTTTATCAATGGTCGGCATCACAAGATTATGGCAAAAGCCTTTGAGCGTATTGCCAGCGGTGAACTCAAGCGGTTGATCATCAACATGCCGCCTCGACACACCAAGTCAGAGTTTGCGTCTTACTTGTTACCTGCATGGTATCTAGGGCAGTTTCCCAACAAAAAAATTATTCAGACGGCACACACAGGTGAGCTGTCAGTAGGCTTTGGTCGAAAGGTGCGTAACCTTGTGGACTCAGAGGACTACAAAGAGGTTTTCCCCAAACTCAAGCTGCGAGCAGACTCAAAAGCAGCAGGGCGCTGGAGTAGCGACCAAGGTGGGGAATACTTTGCTATTGGTGTAGGCGGTGCCGTAACAGGTAAAGGTGCTGACCTGCTGATCATTGATGACCCTCACTCAGAGCAAGAAGGTCAATCAGGCGATCCATCTGTATTCGATAAGACCCATGAATGGTACACCTCTGGGCCAAGACAGCGTTTGCAGCCCGGAGGGGCTATTGTTATCGTGATGACACGGTGGCACATGCGTGACCTTACCGGAAAGATCATTAAATCGTCCTCGCAACGTGAGGGCACTGACGAGTGGGAGGTGATCGAATTCCCAGCAATCATGCCATCGGAAACCCCGTTATGGCCTGAGTTCTGGTCGATGGAAGAACTGGTGGCGTTGAGAAACGAACTTCCGCCAAGCAAATGGAACGCCCAGTACCAGCAGAACCCTACTGCCGAAGAGGGCGCGTTAGTCAAGCGAGAGTGGTGGAACATCTGGGAAGGTGATCGACCACCCGCTTGTGAGTTTATTATCCAGTCTTGGGACACTGCGTTCCTAAAGACACAACGAGCCGACTATTCGGCTTGCACAACATGGGGCGTTTTTTACAAGCCCGACGATGATGGGCGTGATCAACCCAACATCATCTTGTTAGACGCTTACAAAGAGCGCTTAGAATTCCCAGAGCTGAAGAAGAAAGCTTTTGAGTTTTGGGAAGAGATGCAGCCAGACGCATTTATTGTTGAGGCTAAGGCGGCAGGCATGCCGTTAATATTTGAATTAAGGGCGATGGGTATACCCGTATCGGAATACACGCCGTCCAGAGGTAATGATAAGATAGCTCGCGTAAACGCTGTTGCTGACTTGTTTGCTTCTGGCATAGTCTGGGTTCCTGAGACCCGATTTGCGGAAGAAGTCATAGAAGAGTTTGCCTCATTTCCAGCAGGCGAGCATGACGATCTGGTGGATTCATCCACGCAGGCGCTAATTAGGTTTAGGCAGGGCGGGTTTTTAACGCTCAAGTCCGATGAGGAAGAAGAGAACTACGACCTCAAAAGACGAACCGCAGATTATTACTAGGAGCCTCACATGCCAAAATGTGGAAAGTCAAAAAAAATGATGAAGAGCGGTGGAAAAACCTGTTCAAAGTCAAAGTCCTATCAAAAGGGCGGTAAGGTTGAGTTAGGCGGCGAAGTCAAAATGAAGTCTGGCGGCATGTGTCGTGGCGGCGGTGCAGCAACCCGTGGCATGAATATATCCAAGAAGATGGGCTAATTTGTGGCTATTGATCGCTCGGCAGAGCCTTTTAACCCCGATGAAATCGACATGGGGCAGGCTCTAGAAATCGTTATAGAAGACCCTGAGTCTGTATCCATTATGGATGAAGACGGCGGTATGCTGATTGATTTCGACCCCCAAATGGAGACTCCAGAGATGGAGCACGGGGGCAACCTTGCCGAAGTGATGGATGATCGCGACCTAGATGAGCTTTCATCTGAGCTGATTGGACAGTTTGAATCAGATCGACTGAGTCGCTCGGACTGGGAAGATTCCTATATCCGTGGACTTGACTTGCTAGGCCTAAAGTTTGAAGACCGATCAACCCCTTGGGAAGGTGCATGCGGTGTATTTCACCCAATGCTGTCTGAAGCGGTTATTCGATTCCAAGCGCAGACCATACAAGAGATTTATCCAGCGAGTGGGCCAGTAAAAACGTCTATCGTTGGGCCGATTGACCCCGACAAGGTGAAGCAAGCTGGGCGTGTTGAAGGTTATCTAAACTACCTGATCACCCAGAGAATGAAAGAATATCGGACGGAAACAGAGAAAATGCTGTTTTCCCTACCGATAGCAGGTTCCGCATTCCGTAAGGTCTATTACGATCCGACGTTGGGGCGGCCATGTGCCATGTTTGTCCCAGCGGAGGATTTTGTTGTGTCCTATGGGGCGTCTGACCTACAGACGTGTCAACGTGCTACGCACATCATGAAGCGTAACCCGAATGAGATACGAAAGTTACAGGTGGCAGGTTTCTATCTTGATATAGACCTACCGCCAGCATCACCTGACTTGTCAGAGATTCAGGCAAAATATGACAGGCTAACAGGCGACTCAGAGAGCTATGAGCATGACAGCAGGCACACGCTGCTGGAGATGCATGTAGACCTCGACCTAGTAGGCTTTGAAGATGAGGACGGCATTGCGCTGCCTTATGTAGTTACCATAGATCGCACTTCAAGAGCGATTCTGTCTATACGACGGAACTGGCTTGAAGAGGACGATACAAGACAGCGTCGAGACCACTACGTTCATTACCAGTATTTGCCGGGACTAGGCTTCTACGGGTTTGGACTGGTGCATATGATTGGAGGATTGTCCAAGTCGGCAACCTCGCTGCTTAGGCAGCTTATCGACGCTGGTACGCTCGCCAACTTACCCGGAGGGTTGAAGTCACGAGGTCTGCGGATTAAAGGGGACGATACCCCGATAATGCCGGGAGAGTTTCGCGATGTAGACGTTCCGGGGGGTGCTATACGCGATAACATATCGTTTTTGCCTTACAAAGAGCCTAGTAACGTGCTGTATCAGTTGCTTGGTGACATTGTGCAGGAGGGGCGACGATTCGCGTCGGCAGCAGACGTAAAAGCGTCTGACATCAACGGGGAAGCACCAGTTGGCACCACTTTAGCGGTATTAGAGCGAGAAATGAAGGTTATGAGCGCCGTACAGGCCCGTATCCATCATTCTATGTCTCAAGAGCTGGCAATATTGTCCGATATTGTCAAAGATTACGGCCCAGAAATGTACCCGTATGACGAGAAACTAGGGCCAATTGTCCGTGAAGATTTCGATGACAGGGTAGATATTATTCCCGTTAGTGACCCTAACGCAGGAACAATGGCCCAGCGCATCATGCAGTATCAGGCAGCACTACAGTTAGCGCAGCAAGCGCCACAGATGTATGACTTGCCAATGTTACACCGTCAGATGCTAGAGGTTCTAGGCATCCAAGACGCAGATAAGGTTGTGCCGCTTGAGGATGATATCAAGCCTACCGATCCTATCTCTGAGAATATGAACATCATCAACGGTGAGCCTGTTAAGGCATTCATGTATCAAGACCATGAGGCGCACATCACGGCGCACATGGCGATGCTTGAAAATCCTGACATCATGAAGGTTATGGAAAAAGCGCCTAATGCTAAGGCAGTGGCGGCAGCTATGTCCTCTCATGTTCAAGAGCACCTTGCATTCGCCTACAGAGCGAAAATCGAAAAAGAGCTGGGCGTACAGCTTCCAGCCCCTGATGAGTCGATGCCTGAAGACATTGAACTCAGACTCTCGCGTCTTGTTGCCCCAGCCGCCGCACAGCTATCTGGCAAAGCCCAGAAGATGGCACAGGCTGAGAAAAACGCAGAAGAGCAAAAAGACCCAATTGTACAGATGCGCCAGCAAGAGCTTCAGATTAAGCAGCAAGAAGTTCAAAGCAAAGCTCAAGCTGAGATGGCTAAAATCCAAGCAGACATGCAGAAGACTCAGCAGAAGCTGGCCCTTGATGCAGAGAAGCTACAGTCTCAAGAGCGTATTGAGTCAGGCAAGTTAGCTGCTAAGATGTCATCTGATAATGATCGCAATGAGACCCAAAAAGAAATTGAAGGGTTTAAAGCAGGGTTTAATTTAGTCAGGGATGCGTTAGACAATGAGTGAAAAGGCAACAAATAACTTGTTAAG